ACAAAATCACCATCGACCCATTGAGATTCGGCCCCTGAATCTGTGACCATTTTGTTAAAACCAGGCTTGAAATTTAATTTTTGTAGCATATAGTAGACTATATAATAGTTTTTTAGAGAATGAAAGTGTGAAAAAATGAATTTTAGATTATTTGAATTTGTTGAAACTAAAGATTTTCAATTTTTAATAATACATAAAAATGGTAATTTAAGTGTAACAGAGTGTATTAAATCTCGTTATAAAAAAGAAGAGATAATGTATAAAAATCAATTGTCCAAAAAAGTTAGATTTTGTATTATTAGAGATCCATATGAAAGATTTTTATCTGGACTTAGATATGATTTACTAAGACATAATACTGATATTAGAGACATAGATGTTATAAAAGCTATTACCTCTAATGAAAATCATTTAAGAAATCAAATGTTAGGTAACATAAAACATAGCTCTTCCCAAATTCCATATTTAATGAATGTTCAATTAACTCACTATGTAGATATTAATGATTTAAATATTTTTTTAAAAATGCATTTCAACAAAACTGAACATATTAATAAGTTTCCAAATAAATTTAAAAAGTCCAAATTTTATAATATTGAAAAATATATAGACAAAGATGAAATAATGAAATATTTACATTTAGATTACCACATATATAATCACATAAAAAAATCCCCTTTTATTTGGGAATGGCAACATGGTACAATATTTTAATGATTACTTTTTTAACTAAAAATAATAAATTAAATGAAAACAAAAATAGTTTTCAAATTACTTATCCTAGGACAGTTAATATAATATTTGGTAATTATCCTTATCCAGAAGTTATTCATAATTTAATTATAGAAATTAAAAATAATTTAAAAGAAAATATGAATGGGTATACAAATGTTAAAGGTGGAATGACAAGTTGGAATCATTTTCTAGACAACCAATTATTTAAAAATTTTATGACTTATGTAATTAATAAACATCAATCAACTCACCCAAATCAATTTGAATATTTTTTTGAAAAATATACTGTTACTAACGCTTGGGGTAATCAAATAAAAAAAGGAGATAGTTTAGATTATCACACACATCCTTGTTTTCATGGTGTTTTATATTTAACAAAAGGATGTGATTTAATATTACCAGAATTAAATATTAAAATACAACCTGAACCTGGTGACTATTATATTTTCCCATCTGAAATTCTTCATGGTTTTAATAGGGTAAATGAAGAAAGTCTTAGATATAGTTTGATATTTAATATTCAAGAAGGTAATCCATTTGAATTTTTAAAAAAATTAAAAGATATAGATGAAAGAAAAAATAGTTAATATAACTAATTTTATTGGTGTGTATGATAATTACATTACCAAAGAAGAATGTAATAAAGCAATTGATTTATATGAAAATCAAAATAAATTTAATAATACAGTCAATAGAATAGGTGGTGAAAAAGCACCTATACTACAAAAACAAGATCAACAATATTTTGCAGCCCCTAATAATATTGATGTTTGGTGGGAAGAATTAAAACCAATGATGATAAATTTTGAAATGGCCTGGAGACATTATATACAAAATACAGGAGCTGATAGTGCATATGGAGTTCCTTTTCACTTTACTTGTTTAAAAATTCAAAAAACTTTACCCACAGAAGGATATCACGTTTGGCATATAGAACATGGTAAAGGATTTGATACTGAAGCCAGAGCTTTTGTTTTTTCTATTTATTTAAATGATGTTGAAGAAGGAGGAGAAACAGAATTTTTACATTTTTCTAAAAGAATTAAGCCTAAAACAGGTAGAATAGTTATTTGGCCAGCAGGTTTTCCATATCTACACAGAGGAAATCCACCTTTATCAGGTGAGAAATATATTTTAACTTCTTGGATGATGTTAAGATGATAAAAATAGTAGATAATTTTTTTGAAAATATTTTATTTAAAAATATTAAAAATCACATAACAACCAAGATATCATATACTCCTAGATATTTTACAGATACAAAAGAAAAAAATGAAAAAAATTATTATGGAAGTAGATTTAAACTAATAGATGATAAAAATTTATTAAATACTTTTGCTCAACAAATAGAGAAAAAATTTAATATTAAATTAATATCAGTGGGAAAAGATTCTGGAATTGATATCAGAAATTTAAATCATTTTAAACCTCATGTTGATACAAAAAATGGAAAAATTAATGTTTTGATTATGTTAAAAGGTCCTAGAGCAGTTACTAATGGAACTGTTTTTTATACAGATGGAGAATTAGATATTCATATAGGATTTAAAGAAAACAGAGCTATTTTATTTCCATCAGATTGGTATCATTCACCACATAAAAGCGAAGTCGCTAATTTAAAAAGATACACTGCCAGTATATTTATTAAAAATTATGAAGAATAAGAAGTAGGTCTTGCACCTAATCTTGTAATTTTATCAGACTCAGATTCACCATCAACGTTATCATCATCCCAATTAGATTGTAATTTAGTTAAATGCGCTGCATCCCATCTTGAAACAAAATCTGAAAAGTCACCTAAGTTTGCATTTTCCCAGGTAGAATGAGGAGTTTCATCTTTGTATTCTACAGTGTCACTAGGATTTGATGTTCCATATTGAATAGCCCAAATGTTTGACCATTTAGCTAATCCCCAAAAATCATTATCTTCAATAATGTATCCTACTCCTTCAGAGGCGCCTTCAGCATGATTTTTAATAATCGTTTTGTCGTCAAATACTACTGTCCATTGTGCGTTTGTTGCCATTTTTTTCTCCTAAGTTTTGATTATATATACCACAGTTAGATAAGGTTGCAATACTGAATTTGCATCTCCAGTAAAGTTTGCACTCATGTTATGAGAATGTCCTTGTCCTGATCCTGTGTTATTTGTTGCTTTTTGCACACCGAATGACTTTTGTAAAAAAACTTGAGACATTTGGCCTTGGAATTGACCTGCAAATGTATGAGAATGCGAAGCAAGTTGTGCTGTTGATAAACTTGCATTTGCTGTTGAGCCTCCAATACTTCCATCTACAGATACAGTATTTGCTCCGCCGGTTGAACCCAAAGCTTTAGTATTAGATTTTCCAACAGCTACGTTATCTTGTAAATTTGGTAAGTTAAAAGTAGAAGAACCATCACCTACACCATAAGTAGTGCCTATAGCTGAAAATAAAGCTGAGTAAGTTGTTCTTGATACAGCTGCTCCATCACACTCTAAAAATCCTGTTGGTATAGATGAATCTGACCATGGGACAATAGTTGCTGTAGGAATACCTTCAATACCTGTTAAATTTGATGCGTTAAAATCATATTTAGTTGCTTCGTAATTTGACATATTATTTTACCTACGTTTTTATTATATAAATTATGGTTAGATAAGGTTGCAATACTGAATTTGCATCTCCAGTGAAAGTCGCACTCATGTTATGAGAATGACCTTGTCCTGACCCTGTACTACTTGAGGTGGTACCTGTCGCTGAACCTCTTTGAAAATAAACAGCACCCATAGAACCTTGAAATTGACCTGCAACGTTGTGAGCATGTGAAGCAAGTTGCGCTGTTGATAAAGTTGCATTTGCAGTTGAACCAGCAACGTTTCCTGAAGCAGCTACAGTATTTGCTCCACCAGTTGATGCTAAAGTTTTATTGTTAGATTTTGAAACCGCCACGTTATCCTGTAAATCTGGTAAGTTAAAAGTAGAAGAACCATCACCTACACCATAAGTAGTACCTACAATTGCAAATAAATCTGCATAAGTTGTTCTTGAAACTGCTGCACCATCACATTCTAAAAATCCACTTGGAACAGATGAATCTGACCATGGGACAATAGTTGCTGTAGGAATACCTTCTATACCTGTAAGGTTTGACCCTGAAAAATCGTATTTAGTTGCTTCGTAATTTGACATATTCTTACCTACGTTTTTATTATATAAATTATTGTTAAATAAGGTTGAACAACCGAAGTTGCATTACCTGCAAAATTAGCACTCATGTTATGAGAATGACCTTGTCCTGATCCTGTACTAGCTGATGCATATTGTACACCACCAAATTTTGAAAGATATGTAAAATTACCACTTGGATTATTTGCTTGACTTGGAAGCTGATGGGTATGTGCAGCAAGTTGTGCTGTTGATAAAGATGCATTCGCAGTTGAACCACCAACGTTTCCAGTTGATGCTACAGTATTTGCTCCTCCAGTTGATGCTAAAGCTTTGTTGTTAGACTTTCCAACTGGTACGTTATCTTGTAAATCAGGAACATTAAAATTACCTCCTCCTGGATCACCGTAAGTTGTACCAATGATTGCATATAAAGCTGCGTAAGTAGATTGACTTACTGCTTGACCATTACACTCTAAATATCCAGATGGAACTGAAGCAGAAGACCATGGTATAATTGTGGCTGTAGGGATACCTTCAATATCTGTGATGTTAGCTCCATCGTAATCATACCTAGTAGCTTCATAATTAGACATGGATTATTTCTCCCTATAAGTCCAACCAGTAGTAGCGTCTCCCGAATAAACCAAACTAAAACCAGCGCCTTGTGTATTGACTACAAGATCTGATGCTGCGTTAGCTATGTTAGAACTGTTTCTTCCAACAGTTAATGCATTTGTATTAAAATCGTATCCTTGATCTATAAATGAAACTTCATCACCTGTGCTTGGTGACGCTGGTAGCGTTACTGTAACTGCTCCACCATTTGTATTTACTAAAAGTTGAGCTCCAGCTTGAACTGTTTCAGCCGCTGTTATTGCTCTCCATGCTTTAAGTTCACCTGCTTTTACAACATTAGTTCCATCAGAATATAATGTGTAAGTGTGACCTTCACATAAAAGTACACCTGTTCCAGATGTAGTTTTAAAAGTTAAAGTAAAACCTGCATGATCACATGCATCTTCAACAAGATAAGTTTTTTCAACTGAATCAGGAATAGTAACATTTAAATTACCTTCAAGAGTTCCTGTTAATTTAATAACTTCGTTTTTACCATTTGATAAAGCACCATTTGTAAAAGTTAAAGCTCTAGATGCGTTAGTTACGTTAAATGCGTCATAACCACCAATTGCTTGTTCAAGAATTAATAAGTTTGTATTTGTAATCTGTCCCC